AAGGCAAGTTCGATAGTTAAGCATTCCAAGGCGGACGCTTAAGCTCTGAGAATTGTCACGAGACAAATTCAGGGTTTTAGGCGTCCGTCTTTTTTTGTTGGAGGTGTTTTCTGATGGCCAGAAGGTTGAAAGAGATTGATGTAGCGGAGATCAGCCTTGTTGACGCTGCTGCGAATCGCAAGAAATTCCTGATTGTAAAGAAAGCATTAGGTGAAGGAGCCGGCGTTGGCGGTGAGAGACAGGGAATAGGTGGCGCAAAATACTGCGTATGCCCGGAATGCGGATACGCAGTTGAACACAAAAGACTTGGCGAGGGCAAGTCAAAACCCTGTGCTCAAATCGAATGCCCAGAGTGCGGTGAGAAGATGAGAGGCTCCAACACCAAGAAGGTGAAAAAGATGAGTAAGCAAAAACTCCAGGTTTCGATAGACAGCGATGGAACTGTCAAGGGGACAAAAATTTTGGTGAACGGAGAAGAGATTAAAGAACTCAGGGACTTCCATTTTTCCTTCTATCAGCGGGAAAATGATGGAGTTGAGATAAATCCCGTCTCTTGCTCTTATTCAAAGGACGTGGAAATCGAGGACGGTTTCAAGCGTTCCGAGACATTCTATCTATCGAAATCTAATGTAGAGGTGAAGAAGGAAATGAACGAAGAGCTGAAGAAACAATTGCAGGATTATTTGGGAGATAATGCCCAAGTTGACTTCGAGAAAGCCGAGGAGCCGTCCGAGAAAGTGATTGAGGTCATTAAAGGGGCTTTGAAGCTTGTCAACGAGTACAAGGGTGATTTCCCGGATGACCTGGCAAAAGCGGTTGGTACATTGGGTAAGTATGCCAGCTATGGCTATGGCTATCCAGTCCAGAAGAGTGATGACAAGAAAGAGGAAGGCAAAGTGAAGGTTGAGAAAGCGGGGGCCAAGCTCTCCAAGACTACTATGGAGGCAATCAGGAAAGTGATTGATAGTCTTAGTAAGCTGGTTGAGCCGGTACAGAAAGTGGAAAAGGATAGCGGGGATGATGACGATGCCAAAGGAGAATTGGGCGAGATCAAAAAAGGCCTGGAGACTCTCATAGAGAAGCTGGAGAAGAAAGATGAGGGTGATGCCAAGACGGAGCTGGCAGAGCTGAAAAAGCGGCTGGAAACTGTTGAGAAAGCCAAGGGAATCAAGAAATCCCTGGACGGGGATGGAGACGAAGAGGGAATCGAGAAGGGTAAGAAAAAGTGGCCGTCCATTACCGGCTAAGAGTAATTTGAAGCAAATTAGCGAGGTGAATGTTTAAGATGTTGAGCAATAAAGAACTTTTGAATAAAAAGCGGATCCAGAAGATGGTATCTTTACCGACCATTGAGCTGACAGCTGAGGAGGCTGACCAGTTCATTGATTACATGGTGGACGAGTCAGTGCTGAAGAACAACGCCCGGATCGTCAGGATGGCGAAGGAGTCCAAGAACATCAGGGCTCTAGGGCTCGGCTCAGGGCGCATTCTGAAGCCGGCGGCTACCTTCTCAAGTTCCGATTACAAAAAGGAGTTGGCGCATAACCTGATCACCTTGACTGCCAAGAAGGTGAGGGGTTGCGTGGTGATTTATGACGATGATCTGGAGGACAATCCTGAGGGAGAATCTTTCGTTGACCACGTCATGAAGATGGTGGCAGGCAAAATTGCCAATGAGTTGGACGAGGCATACTGGATTGCCGATACTCATGACCTGAGCGGATTCGGCAGTGATGACATCAGGAGTGTGTGGGACGGATGGAGATATCGGATTGACCATAGCCAGGACGGGGAGACATACGAGAATGACGTGTCGGGCTCGGCCACGATCCTGGACGCTTCCAATGCCATCACTGATCACACCTCTGACTTCGACATCGCCGGAAAGATTGCCATGGTGGCCAAGACGGCGCCATATAACTGGGAATTTAAGTTCAGCCAGATGTTGGAGAAGCTGCCCTCCAAATACAAGAAGGGCGGATTGGCAAACTTGAGGTTCTTCACTTCCGACCTGGTGCTGCAGAACTATATCGATGCTCTATCAGCACGCTCTACCATCCTGGGCGACAATGCCATTTTGGGTAAGGGTCCCCTGCAATTCGGGACCGTTCCCATCGTTCCTTGTCCCCTGATGCCTACCACAATGGAAGCCAACGGCAGCGATACTACCAAGGAAGACTATGCGACTGATGGAACCTACACTGACTGCATGCTGACCCACAAGGAAAACTTGATTGTCGGTATTCACCGGAACATTAAGATCGAGAGTCAGAGAGAAGCGGCAGATGAGGCAACCTACTGGTTCTATTCTCTCAGGGCTGATCTGGCAATCGAGAACGTCGAGGCGATCGTGATCCTGAAGAGACTGGTAACTACCGGCTCTATGGTAGAGGCATAAGGAGTCCTCAATGTGGAAGGTACACAATTACGGTAATACGAGGAAGCTTCCCTACCAGGGGAAGTTTATCGAGATAACCAAGAACGGGGAATTTGAAACTGATGATAAGGGGTTGGCGGAGGCGATGTCTGCTTACCCCTTTATCGGTGTGACAGAAACAGAAGATTTTAGAAGCATGCCTATCTGGAAGCTCAGGCAGCTTGCGTCCCGGAAGGGACTCAAAGGGCTGGCCCGGGCTCCCAAAAAGGCACTGATTGAGAAACTTAGCGAGGTGATTTGAAATGAGAAGAGATCTTAGCGCTCTTGACAGGGACATTGCCCAACCTTTGGGCAGGATACTGCAGGACGCTTTTGCGCACGGGATTACCTGTGACCTAATCTTTGGTGGTCTGCTTACGGGGGGAACTGTGCAAGGTATCAATGAAGTGAGTGCAACTCAAAACTATCTGATTGGTACTCGGCGAGTAACTCCCGATGGCAGAGTCTACAGGTACTCGAAGTCCAGCGGGGCTTGTTGGGCGGGACGGGGAAATAAATTCATATTGGACATGACGGCTGGAATTGATTTCACCCTGCTTGGAGACAGTCAAGATGTCGGAGATCTTGAGGTGACCTTTGCTGCTGCTACCCATCCGGCGTTCACTGCAGACGCACTGCTCGGAGGATTGCTACTCATTTCCGACCAGGATGTAGGTGCAGACCAGGATAAACAAGTGCAGCAACGAGTGATAAGCGGCAATGATGCCTCCCTGGAGAACGCAGCCTGTACCGTTCGATTTGCCGGTGGTCTAGTGCGTGCAGTAACTGCTGCAACCTATGCCTTTTGCATGCCGAACCCGTATACCTCGATTGCCTATGGTAGCTCGTCCGGTACATCGATTTCCGGGGTCCCGGCCTCCTATGTCAGTGCGACAGGCAAGTATTTTTGGCTCCAAACCTGGGGCCCATGTTGGCTAGCGCCGCAGGATGCAGTCGGAAAAACTGCGCATTCCAGGCAGTTCGTCTTCCGGCACGATGGCTCAATAGACATACATGATCCATCCGAGGCAACGGCTGAGTATCAGCAACATGGTGGCTTCATAATCGACAACAACGACGCTGCGAACGGCGCTACTTTCGTTATGTTGCAAATCAGTCCGTAAGAATACAAATTGAGGCCCTGGGGGGATAAGACGCCCTGGGGCCGTATGGCCATGATTTTAAGAGGTGAG